GAGCCGTTTGAAACGATTCGACATCAAAGTTATAATCAAATATTATGTTCTCGCTAGAACTGCCAGATGTAGACAACTGTTCTTTTGTTACTGGAAGATTTGTTATAAATCTTATTTTCTTTACATCATACCAGATAGATAATGTACTGTATTCTTGTTTGAGTTCAATATTACCAGCCACAACATTATTAAAATTATCTTTAATAACAAATCTATATTTAGAAGGATCAGATACGGCAGATGAATTATCTGTAACTTGGAATCCACTAAAATAGTTGTATAAAAACCCATTCATTTGTACTTTAATAGTTGTTGGATTTGCTTTAACATCGTATGCTTGTTCTGCAATTAATGTAAATAGCTCTAACTTAGAATCAAATGTAAAATACGGTGCTCGGGTTATACCAGCAACCACACCTTCAGCAGATACCAAAGAATTGTATGCTTCAGTATATGCATCGTTGACTCTATCTATCATATATTGATACGACCATACAGAATTACCATAAAATGTTGATTGGTTTGTATTTGGCACAAAAGTCAAAGTTTTAGAATATATGTTACCATTATATTCAAGCGATACTTGCCAATAATTATCTTTCCATAACAGGATTGGAATGTTTTGGGTTGGAAGATAAAATCTAACGGTTGCAACTTCATATTCACTCATTCTATCAATAAGTGGCTGTGAACGAGTTTCATCATATCTTGCGAGTGTGCCTTCTTTATTATTTTGATCTCCCGATACCTCTACGTTAAAATAAATGTGGTCTGCCGACATTGATATATATACTATGTTTATATAATTAATTTTTGTTTCTTTCTAAATCTCAAAACAATATTACAATAATCTAACGGGGATTGATATAGCGGAAATATGTTATTCTTTTTATCCGACCAGTACAATTTTATATCTGCAGAATATAAAGAACCGTCTGAATTAAGTTCATAATATCTCTGTGGACCAATTGCCTCATATTCATAGTTAGATCTATCAAAAATGCGTTCTTTTGCTTCGAAATCAGTCAAAAGATAGATATTAGAGCTTCCAGCCGTAACATATTCAGAGTTGACTGGAATATTGCCCGTGATCATAAGGATCTTTTTAAGATCAGACCAAATTGGCATCGTTTTGAAGTTCTGATAAGTCGAATAGTAATCAATTGTATTAAACGTAGTCTTGTTATTGCCGTTATCTTTATTCAAAATATGAAAGAATACCTCTGATCCTATTGATTCTTCAATCGACTGGAAGCTTGAAAAGAGTGTATACAAATTCTCATTGAAATAGCATTTTAACAATCCAGCATTCCGTTGCATATTGAAAATACATAACTCGGCTTCACCATCGTGAGATATAAAAGCTGGTGTAGATGCATCGATACTTGGTTCTAGGGCTTTAATATCTGTAAAACCGTCAGCTAGAGCTTTATTAATAATATCGAGCATATCGTGATAGTGAAATATAGGCTGCTCATTTTTATACAATTGCCCAGTGTAGTTAATAACAGAATAATCTAATGATTTGATAACTATTGTTGCACCGAACTGATATCCAATTTTAAAGTTTTTGTTCTTAAACAATAGGATTGGGATTAATGATGATGGAATTGAAAAACTCTGTACCGTTACGTCGTAATCTGAACATTTGGGCAATATTGGCTGATTTGAATCAAAATCGATTTGAGATAATATAAAATCGTCCGCATCTGATAACGTTAGGTCTAAATATTTGTTTGCCATTATATATATTAGAGTTAGATAATTAAAAACTATGAGTGAGTGTCAGAGCAGATGCGTAATAATCTGAGGGTTCTTTTTGATTGAGAAACAAATGATTAAAGTGGTCGTCTGACATTTCACGCCAAAGGATACGGATAGCTACCCAACGTCCACAGGTATTCACATCTTTAAAGAACTTTTGCAAACGAACTTTACTGTATTCTAGATTATAATTTGATTTAGATATTAGAGCTGTTAAATGTGGAGTTTGAACTCCGTTGTGGATCCTAAGATTATATGATGCGTATTGTAATTCGGAATCTGGCTCCAAACCATATGGATCGAAAAAATAAAGAGTATTTGCATCTTTCTTTATCAAGCAAACCCAATGCCCTGAATTTTGGGTAGTCTGATACAATAACGTAGCGGTTGGTTTATCACCAAATAGTTGTTCAATATCATTAATCTGATCCAAATCTGAATAGGCGTGAATTGTGGTTTGATTATTGGTTATCGATAGTATATCATCGCCCGACAGATCTATTTTCTCAGCGTTTTTGATTAGTTTGTCCATTTATATAATATACATATATATTATATAATGTTTGAGATAACATTAGAATATTTGCCCCCGTCCGTAAATTGTTGTTATAGGAGTTACAACAAGAGAGTAATTAAAAGTAAAAGGTACAGGGAGTTTATTGAAAAATTTAATGAATCGGTCGCTGATAAAATGATAGATACTTTAGAGGGCGATTTAAAATTAACGTTGATTGTAAATTGCAAGTCTAAACGTAAACGTGATCTAGATAACTTTTTTAAGGCTATATTAGATTGTTTGGAGGCTAACAAGATATTTGAAAATGATAGTCAAATAACTGAAATAATATCTAAAAAGAATATTGGATGTGTATCAGATAGTACATACATCAAAGTTGAACAGATCTTTGTTTGAGAGCCTCTAATTGAAGGTATACTTTATTTTGAATAGCTTTGAGTTCTAATTCGGATCTATTTTTATACTCTAGATGTTGGGTAGATTGACGATGCGTATCTATGTCTTTTATTTTGATTTTGACTCCACAAGGGCAAGACACGAGAGTATCTTTTATTGTTTCATATTCTTGATGCTTAGGGCTCTTCATATGTCTAGCTTTACTGCTGTAGGTATACTTACCACCACAGGAACAATTATGCTTTTGATATATCTTCTCTTTGTTATCTAATGTGTATTGTTTCGTTTGTTCTATTCTTTTATCTCGATTGTCTTGATAGTATTGCTTTTTATATTCATCTATCTTATATTTATTATCTTGATACCATTCTTTTTGAGTCCTACCAGGTATATTTTTATTCACACAATCTAGCTCTCTAATTAACTCGGCTTCTCTATGTTCTAGTTCTGTTTTACTTTCACACGGGTAGTCTTCCAATAATTCGATATAAGCATCACCATATTCTAGTATTTTAAACGATGTGACATAATCATACTTACCCGCTAGATAACGTTTATAGTCTCTTTTGTGTGTACTGAACCGCTGAGATAGTTTCTTAGTTGTAGAGCCGATATAGACTTTATCAGTCTGCTCGCTTTTGATTTGATAGATTTTTGCTTCTTGATAATTACACATTAGTACTTTTTATAATAATATAATATTGATTTATTCTTAAGTGTTTTTAATTTAAAATTTGCTCGCAATGCAAATCCCTTTCTCCCAAATAATGTAGCTCGGATATGAACGAAATAACGTGACCCATCGGCTATCAAGATTATGAAATCTTTCTTGTTGCAATTTTGTAAAGCCCATATGGCTCTGCAGGTATTTATTAATATGATAGGATCCGCTAGCCTTTGGAAATAATGTTACAGATGTAGCCTCGTTAAGAACTTGTCTAGTAGATTTGTAGTTACTGATCATATGCGACGTAACTATGATAGCTGCATTATAATGTCTACCTGTCTCGAGTATATGACTCTTCAAATGATCAATTGGTTTCCTAATATTAATCGGTAAGGTATCGATGTCATCGAATATATTTAAGGTATCCTGTAGATCTTGTTTAACGTTAAACTGATTTTCTGGATAGTCGTTTACGTCAACTCTGATAGGGTCTAGCCAGTCAAATGCTGTATCTTCATCGACAGAACTATAAACAAAAATCTCTGAGTCTTTGTTTTCTTTTTTCCAGAACTTTAAATATTTGCCTGTATACGTTGACTTACCACTACCAGACACACCAGCAATATACATACGTTCGACTAGATCTAATCGAGGGTACTGCATCAGCTTTTTTCTATCTTTCAGAATAATACAATTAGTTAGAGTATCGTCTTGAATATCATTCAAACCATCGATATAATATTTGTTCAGTTTCTTATCATCAGGGGGCTGTTGAAGTTGTAGATGCTTGACCAATTTCTTAAGTTCAGATTTTTTGAGTTCTTTATTGATCTTTTTTCTAAAATCGGTAGAAAATTTATCCTGAACTTTTTGATCAT